TCGATTCAACCGCCGCTTCGATCTGCGATCCATCTTGCCTCGCCTATTGCGCGCCGCTTGCCTTTCAACCCCGGCCCCGGCGCACGTCATCCGTGTGGCTGAGGTTGGTCGCTAATCAAGAAGGGGGTTGTGTGGTGACAGACGCAGCCGCCGCAGGACGAGACCCGACCCAGGATGAGCTCGCCTGTCTATTCGGCGTGAGCCAGCAGGCAGTCAGCATGCTGTTCAAGCGCGACATCCTGCGATCAGGTTGGGACGTCGGCACCTGCATCCTGTCGTACGTCACGCATCTGCGCGCTGTCGCCGAAGAGCGTGACGCGAACTCACCGCTTTATGCCGAACGTGCGCGACTGGCTGCCGAGCAGGCCGATCGCATCGCAATGCAGAACGCCGCGACCCGGCGTGCCCTGGCGTCCCGAGCGATCCTCGAGGCCGCATTCACCATCGTCCGCGACACCGTGGTCGAGCTAATCGCGTCGCTTCCCGGACGACTTAGCCGCCGTCACGATGACCTTCCGGCGGAGGCGACCCGATATATCGACTGGGAGATACGCGCCATCTGCGCTGCGGCTCGCGCTGCACGATTCGACGAGGCCGAGATGCTCTCGGTCGACGACGCCGCAGATTTTGGCGTCACGGAACGCGACGGGGGCCGAGCCGAACCGTGAGCGCAGCCGAGCAACACGTCCACGGGCCTGAATGGTCGCGATCAAGCAATGCGATGCACCTGGCGAGGCAAGTTGGCCCGATATTCGATATTAAGGACGTGCACGCATTAGCCCGGGAGCTCTTGAAGGCGCTCCCCTCAATCGAGTCGCTGCCATCCCCGGTTGCCCCCGTTACGGACAAGTCTAGGCCGCGCAAGCATGACTTCTTCGCGGACTTCGCCACCGGCCTCGCCGCCGAGCTCGGGATCTCGCTTAGCGATGCTCGCCTTCCTGCCGCCGTCCATAAGGAATGGCTTCGGTACGTGGCCAATTGGCAATGGGACGTCGATCGACGCAACGGCGGCACGTCGGCTGAAGACGAGCGACGCCTGTGCCTCTATCGGCTGAGCTCGTTCGTGGAACGGCGAAAGGACGGCGGCCAGCGCGGCGATCAGACCGGCAACACCGGTGGCAACGCGGCCATGTATTCCGAACGGCAGATCCGCACGCTGATCGCAGAGCTACTGCTCGGTCGCGTCGAGCAGCGCGCGCCCCGCGGGGAAAAGGCGCAAAAACCCCGCGACGACTCGTCCACGATGCATCCACTCGACGACTGGATGCAAAGGCGGTGCGATGGGAATCCGTGAAGTACTGAAGAACATGTCCGACTTGACAACCCGCTTGAAGGGCGCCAGGTCGGTGACCGAAGACGCACAGCGTCAGGCGAACGAGCTGCGCCGTGAAATCGAACTCGCTCGGCGACGCCGCGATGCCATCCGGTCGGCCCCGGGACATCGCGACGACATCAAGGCGTTGATGGCTGCGCAGATCGAGGCCCGACGAGCTGCCTTCCTCAAGAACCTGGAAACGTCGCTGAAAGTCTTCCGCTTCAACGCTGTGGCCATGCGCAACCCTGCCGAGGTCAGGCGCTTTGCCACCTTCATCGGCGTGCCCGAGGGTGACGTCATCGATAGCGGCCGCCGGCCCGTCGATGCCCTCGATTTCGAAGGCACTTTCGCCGGCCTGTTCGATGACCAGCTGCTACCCCGGCTGGAGAAGGCGATCGACGCCTTGCCGTGGCAAGACGAAGGCATCCGCCTTGCCGAACGCGATGAGCTTCTGCGCAAGGCCGACGACGAAGTGCTCGGCCTCGAGAAGCAATTGCAGGCGCTGATCGACGCTGCCGACGAGGCCGGCATCACTCTCACGTTCGAACAGCACTTCTGATCCCCTCTGAAGCAAAAAGGATCGAAACACCATGACATCGCGCGACCATTTCACTCACGAGATCGAGTCGGCCTCCGAGGCCATCCAGCACCGCCTCGACCCCCGTACGAAGCTTTCTTCCGGTGGCGAGCGCTATCGGGGCATGAGCATGCTCGAGATCTGCCGCGAACACCTGGCGCTGCGTGGTATCAACACGCGCGGCATGGATCGGATGAGCCTTGCGACGACGGCGCTCCAGACGCGCAGTGGGCTCGGCACATCGGACCTCGCCAACGTGCTGATGAACGTCGCTCGCAAGCGGCTGCGTCAGAGCTACGAAGAAAACCCCGGCTCGTTTCGCCGATGGGCGCGCCAGGCGCCGAACGTGCCGGACTTCAAGCAGGTGTCGGTCGCGCAACTCAGCGCGATGCCCGATCTCCTGCAGGTCAACGAGCACGGCGAGTTCAAGTACGGTGCCTTGTATGACACGGCCGAGAAGTACAACCTGCTGACCTACGGCCGCCTCCTGTCGATCAGCCGACAGGCAATCGTGAACGACGACCTGCGCGCATTTGACCGCGTGGTGACCGGCTTTGGCGCAGCCGCAGCGCGACTGGAAAACCGCACCGTGTATGCCCAGCTCACGGCCAATGGCAATACGAGCGACGGCAATCCGCTTTTCAGCGCGGCCCACTCGAACAATGGCACAGGTGCTGGCAGTGCGCTGCAGTTCTCGGCCCTGACCGCTATGCGCGCGGCCATGCGCGGCCAAAAGGGCATGCAGACCGAGGAGCTCAATCTGGCGCCGGCTTATCTTATCGTCCCGGCGTCTCTCGAACAGTCGGCCTACCAGCTCACCAGCGCGCAGTACACGCCGGCAAAGGCGACCGACATCAATGAGTTCCGAGGAGGCGGGCGCACAAGCCTGGAACCGGTCGTCGAGCCGATCCTGGACACGGGCTCGCCGGCCACGTGGTACGCAGCATGCGCGGCGGCGCAGTGCGACACGGTGGAGTACGCCTATCTCGACGGCGCAGAGGGCCCGGTTGTCGAGACGCAGCAAGGCTTCGAAGTCGACGGTGTGACGTTCAAGTGCCGCCTCGACTTTGCCGCGAAGGCGATCGACTGGCGTGGCCTGTACCGAGCCGTCGGCTCCTGATTCCGGCGCGTCGGCCGAGAAGCTCGCCATAGGCCGGCGCGTTCCGCGGAGTCCTGAAGGCTTCGGCGCCCGCGGGTTTCCTACTCATGGTGAGCACCGCTCAACGCGCCGTAGCGCCGCGAGACAGAGCAGAAGGGGCGCCGCACGAGTTGCGCGAGGCTGCTCAACCTCCCGACCCTTGACCGTCATTCCATGACCCATCCTCACCTTTGGCAGGCCATCCCTCACGAACTGCGCAATCGCGCGATCTGGTGCGCCAATAGTGGCGCGCTTCAGCGCATGCTGGCCTTGCGCGATCGGTCTTCCGAACGCGCTCGGCTCGATGAAATCCTGGCCGCCGGCGGCACCGATGTCGCTTTTGAACTGACGCCGGCCCTCGGCCTGGTCGTGATCACGTTTGCCGGCGGCGCGTCTCACCTGGCGCAGCTGGCCGCTCATGTCGATCGCCTCAGCACCTATGGGGAGGTCGCGAGCAACGGCGAAGACATCCAGTTCATCGCGCGGTACGGGGATGATTTTCGAATCCGATCCCGGGCGAACGCGGTGCTCGACGGTGAAGCGGTACGACTGAGCGTCGGCACCGAACTGGTCGAATGCACCGGCCGGCACCTGGCGGCGACACCGCGCTCAATCGGCTCGCTCCATTCCCGCTTGTCCGCCGAGTTGCAGGGCATTTCCGTCTGGACGCATGGCGGCCTGGTGACGCGCCATGTCGTAGCGGGTGCCGATCCTGTCTCGTCGACGAGCTTTCGGGAGCTCGGCCGAGCATTCGACGGCCTTCGCGCGCGCTGAGGTTGCCCTATGGACCGATTCGATGAGGCTTGGCGCGGCATCACGGGGCGCTTGGAGGCTGTGCCCGAGAGCTTGCGCAGCATGGCGCGCTGGCGCGTCGTACCGGGCTATCCGCACGAGCAGCCGCAGAAGGCTCAGGCGTCGCGTGCTGCAGGCCATGCGGCTGCCGCGTTGCCCGCAGCGCTCGACACGTTCTACGCCGATCGGCAGTGGGCCGTGGATCTGCCGGCCGTCCGCGACGCGGGTGCGTGGTTCGATCTTCGGGAGTCGGACGGCTTGCAGGTTATTCGGATGGCGTTCGGCTTCGCGTACCTGACGCGCCTGGCTATGCGCCTGGGTAGCTACGCCGAGGCCGACGCCACGTTCAACGCCGTCAACATCTGGGTGCGCTATGCCGGCGACGTGAAGGTGCCGCCCAACCCCTGGTGGCTCACGTCTCAGCGGTCCGGCCTCTGTCGCATGACGGGACACCGTATCGACGGATGCCCGAGCACCATCGTCCCGCTGTCCGAGGCCGACGCACGAATCCTGTGTGGTCGGCTCATGCCGTGAGCGCATTCGAAAGGTTGCGTCTCCTCTCCCCTACCGCTGATAAAAGGTTTCTCATGTTCAAGCTCGATCCCGACCCGACGTTCCCCTTCACCGCCAACATCACCGTGCCCGGCCAGGCCACGCCCGCGCAGCTCAACCTGGTGGGCCGGCACAAGACGCGCCAGGCCATGAAGGACTGGATCGAGCGGGCCAATACCGGCGTCCCCGATGCGCAGTACCTCGGCGAGGCGATCGCCGGCTGGGGCGATGACGTGCTCGGAGGGGACGGCACACCGGCGCCGTTCACGCCCGAGGCCTTCGAGGCGCTGCTCGACCGCTACAGCGCTTCCGGCATCGAGATCTTTCACGCGTATACCCGAGCACTCGGGGAGTCCAGGTCAAAAAACTGATGGCTGCGGCGCGGCGGTTGGTCGGCGCAGCCGACCCCCACGGCGCGGAGGCACACGACGCTGTCGAGGCCGCGCTCGCAGCTTTCATGTCCACCTCGCCGCCGCTGGACGCGCAGTCGCAGGACGGTCTCGATTCGTGGCGCGCCAAACGCCGGGACGCGCTCGACCTATGGCCCGAGAACTGGCTGCCGGTTCAGATCTTTGCCGACCTCTTGACCCAGTGGAACGTGACGATGGGAGCGGTGATCGGCTTGCGCTACGAGGCGATGCCCTTCCTCTTCCAGGTCCACAGGGTCAGCGCCGAACTGCAGGCTGAGACCTTCGGCGCTTTGCGCGTGCTCGAGAACGAGGCAGTAAAGCAGCTCAACACCCGTTAGGAGTCCCCATGGCAGATCGGATCTTCCGCGTCGTCCTCGCTGGCGACAACACGAGCCTGGTTGGCGCGTCGAACGCCGCACGCGACGCGATGAAGGGCGCCGGCGACGCCGCCGATCAGCTCGGCAGAAGCGCCGGCAGCTCACGCACAAGCCTCCAGGCGCACGCAAGGGCAACCGGCGAGGCATCGAGCGCCGCCCACGAATTCAGCCTGCAGTCGGCCTCGGCCAAGCGTGAGCTGCTCGTCCTCGTTCACGAGGCGAGCCAAGGCAACTTCAAGCAGCTCGGCGGATCGCTTCTGGTGCTCGCCGAGCAGACTGGCGCTGCCGGGGCGCTGTTCACTCCCATGGGCTTGGCGATCGCCGCGGCGGCGGTGGCCGCAGCCGGCCTATATGCGGTGTTCGGTGCCGGTGCAGCCGCGCACGCACGCTTCAACGCCTCCCTGCAGCTCACGGGCAACTATGCCGGCGTGACGGCGTCGAGCTTCGATGCGATGCAGAAGAACGTCGCAGCGAGCACGGACAACACCGTCGGCAAGGTGCACGAGCTGCTGCAGGCACTCGTCAGCACCGGCAAGTTCGGGCCCGACTCGCTGGAAGAGGTCGCGAAGGCGGCATCGAACCTGGAACGGCTTACCGGCGCCAGCGCGGAGAGCATCGTCGCCCAGTTTGTGAACATGCGTTCGGGCGTCGCGAAGTGGGCGTTGGAGTCGAACAGCAGCTATCACTTCCTGACGGCCGAGCAGTACGCCTACATCGAGCGCCTCGAGGAGCAGGGCCACGCGCAGGAGGCGGCCAGCGTCGCGTTGAAGGCGTTCAACACCAGCCTCGACAGCCACACGGAGCGGCTCGGCTATGCGCAGCGCGCCTGGAGGTCGCTCGGCGAGACGATCTCCGACGTGTTCCACTCGATCAAGTCGTTCGGTGCCCCGAGCACCACGCAGGCCGAGCTGGAGGCCGTCACCGCGCAGATCGCCCGGGCCGAGGCCGACCATGCCCGACCGACCGATGGCGTGCCCCGCGAGGCCCAAATCTCCGACGCAGCCTATCAGCGAATCCTGAAGGCGCTGCGCGACCGTCAGACCGTCTTGCAGTCGACGATCATTGAAGAGGGCCGATACGCCTCCGCGGCGGCGGCCAGCGCCGACCAGGAGGAGCGCCGGGCTCAGGCGTACGACTTCATCCAGAAGAAGCTGAAGGAGACCAAGAGCACGAGCGCGATGCAGGACGAACTCGACGCCGTCGATCGCGCCGCGGCACTCAACGCCGGAACCGACCTGGCGCAACCGACCGAGATCATCGAGAAGCTCAAGTCCGACATCCGGCAGAAGTACATGCGCGCCGACCTAAGCGCGGCGAAGGCGGCGGCGGCCGAACTGAAGTCGATCGGCGAGGGTCAGCTCGAGGTCGCCAAGCAACTCGCGCTCTCGCGCCAGCAGGAGAGCCTGCAGGACATCGCCGCCGAGCAGGACGCGACAGAGAAGCTCTATCAGACCGGGCAGATCAACGCGGTCCAGTACTACGACCTCAAGGCGTCATACGAGCGCACGAACCTCGACATCCAGCGCCAGGCGCTCTCGGCCGAGCTGGACGCGGCGCAGATCGAGGAAAAGAGCTTGGCGCGCCAGGGCGACCTCCTGAAAAACAAGGCCAAGCAACTCGTCCTGGAGACGAAAATCGCGGCGTTCGACGGTCGCACGGCGCTCGTGAAGTCCAGCAACGATGTGCTCGCGCCGCTTGCCTATCAGCAGTCGAAAGAGCTGCGCGAGGCGAACCAGCGCGCGTCGGCCGACTTGATTCTGGACGACCAGGCACGTGCGAAGGCGCAGCTCGACGTCGAAATCCAACTGCAGCGCGATCGCATCGATCAGCAGTTCAAGGGCAGCGACGAGTATCAGAAGGTGATGGACGCTTTCGACGAGAACGTCGTGCTGCGCCAGGCCAAGCTGGCTGAGGATCTGAAGCCGGAGTGGCAGAAGATGGTCGACGGTTTCAACGACAGCGTGCAGCTGATGCGCAAGGCCTCCGACGATTTCACGAAGGGCTTCGTCGACGCCGCGCGCGACGCTTTCGTGGAGTTCGGCAAGACCGGGCGTTTCAGCGTCAGCAGCCTGGTCGACTACATCCGCACGTCGTTCCTGAAGCTCGCGTTCGATCGGTTTCTCGGTGCGCCGCTGGCCCAGCTCGGCAACAGCCTCTTCAACCTCATCGGCGGCGCCTTCGGCCTGGGCGGCGGCGGTAGCAGCAGCGGCGCCGGCGTGATCAGCTCGGGGAGCGGCCTCGTGCTGCACAGCGCGCTCGGCAACGCCTTCGATCACGGCAGGGTGCAGGCGTTCGCCGCCGGTGGCATCCTGGGGGCAAATGGCGGAGTGCTGACGCAGCCGACAGTGTTTCCGATGTCGGGTGGCCTAGGGATCGGGGGTGAGGCCGGTGTCGAGGCCGTCATGCCGCTGACGCGGGGGCCAAACGGCAAACTGGGCGTAATGGCTCAGGGCGCTAGCAAGGCCGAGGTTCACGAGCATTATCACTTCGAGACGACAATCAAGGGCGACGGCGTTAGCAGAAACATGCTGATAAATGCGATGGCCTACGCGACCGATGCCGCGCTTGTACGGATCAAGGATGCCAAGCGGCGCGGGGATCGCTCAGTTTGAAGACTGTCCCTCACCCCCTCAGTTCGCGACGCTGAGTTTTCCGAACGTATACGCTGCGATTGAGCCCAGCGCGATCCGACAGAATATGTTGGCGTTACCTGGAATCGGATTGCCTCCCGGCATGAAGTACTTTGCGTCGCGCATATGAAGAAAGTCCCTGTCCTCCAACCTTTCTGCCATATCCGCATCGTTTCCCGCCTGCGCCTGTGCGCGAAGTGTAGATAAAGCCTCGAAAACCCTATCGGGTACAGCGTGGTGCTTCCTATAGACGTCAAATGAAACAACAACTCCGGATATTAGATAGCCGGCCACGACTATCGTAATATCCGTCTCTATGGCAGGATCACCCTCTGCCATACTTATTACAGACAGCAGGACCGCATCGATATTCTCCACCATGGGCTCCTTTGCAATGAAAGAATCAAATACTCAATCCTCGGTCCGGGGGGGGGGGGGCGTGGCCACACCTTTTCGAGGGTAACAGGGGACGGCAGATGGGGGGCTAGGCGCGGGGGATGCAAAGCTGAGTCTTCCCCCCAGAGTCCAAGACTGCATTCCTCGCGATCAGATACCACATTGTTGCTCAAGAAATTCGGCCACTTCCGTGATCCGCGAGAGATATTGATCCACGCGGGCTATGGAAATATCGGAATTTCGGCCATGGGCAATTAGGTGTCGATTCTGCATAATCGTGTTGATGGCATCTCCCCGAAAATCCTCATCAAGGTAAGTTTGCAGCCCCTCGCCCCATATTGGATCAAACGAAGTAGCTATTTCAATTAGCTTCCCAGCCTTAGGGTTTTGGACCTTCTCGATATGTCTTCGTGCAAATCGTACGCTTTGCCGACTTCCCGCGGCACGGTCGAGATACGAACCATATATATGGCGAACGACATTTTCGACGAATCCAGAGGATAGAACACAAGCATAGCGCCCCCAATGAGCCATCATTTCAAAGTTGCGAGTGCTCGGCTCGTGGGAAGTTCTGCGTATTACCTGTTTGATTGCAGCATGCTGCCGAACGAGCTCCACTGTTTTCATTTGAGCTCTTTAGTTAATTCCCTCAAAAGCGGCCACCGCAAGTTTGAGTCGGGTTGCGACACTGTTCTCGTCAGACGTGGCCCTACCAGTCGCGGCTCGATAATCTTTGTCTCCGAGCAGAGCCGCATGCGCCGCTTGCAGTTCACGCTTACTGGAAATCTCGCCATACTCAAGGCGCTTCGAGAGGCCAAACGCCACAGAATCGAAGATCGCAGCGTTTATCGCGCGCTCCGGGCGAAAGGCTTTCGGTCCGAGAAAATCCAGTGCGACGCTAATAGTCTCCTTGAACATCGTTTCACAGCTCGCCAAAAACTTTTTTGGCGGCCGCTGGTTTCTTTTGGAAAATTGATTCAGGAATTCTTCCATCGGCCGAAAATACTCGACGCCGCTGCGAAGAGCCAAGAACCGGAGGATAAGTTCTTGATCTTTTAGCCGCTCATTCTCTTTCCCGAATATTTTTCTCCATTTTGGGAACGTGTTCAACTCTTCTATTAGATCAGACAGAGGCCCATGGTATATCGCGGTTCGAATCTCCTGGGGGCTGAGCTTTCGACCGCCGGTGTTTAGACGGCCAAAGACATAATATAGACTGGTGTCTTCTTCCTCTTTTGGCGATTCTTGCTTGATTATTGTCGCGTGGAGCACTGAATTATCGAGGCGGCCCTGTGCTTCTTCTGACAGCTTTTCATACGTCTTCCCAAGAAAGGCATCCTGAACGCCCTGCAGCTCGAAGACTTGCTTACGTTTTGAGCTGTCGTCTGGACGGAAGAATCCGTCATAAAAGAATTGAAGCGTCTTTAATCGCTGCTGGCCATCGATAATCATTAGGCGCTCGGAATCTCGTTCCTTTGCCAAGAACACGCCTGGCACAGGCAGTCCGAGGAGCAGCGACTCGACGAATTGACTTGCCTCCTTCTGCTTCCAGACAAAATTTCGTTGAAAGTGAGGGACAAAGATCTGATCTTTCCTCAGGCGGCGGACGAGGCCTTCCACGTCGAAATCGATGCCAAAGCTGGATATTGCATAACTCTCGGCAGCAATTGCAAGATCGTCCTCCGAGTCGTCATCTACATCGTCGAGATCACTCTGCGTCATATCATCATTCCTGTGGAAAGCGAGTTTCCTCTGAGGGGTCTGGCTAGCGGTCTGAAACCGCCACTGCTTCGAGGTTGCCAGCTGTAGGACTTAACGGCTTACGATGTTAGCGTGCAAGCGTAGATCGTCTGAGGTTCAGTCATCCACTCGTTTGCGTATGAAACGCCTCACGCGTACAGCTCTCTAGTGCTAAAGTGTCGATGCTTGCACGATCGTGCGGGCCGGGTTTGACAGCCCGGAATACACAGGCGCGCGGCCGCCTCAAGAGCGGCTTTTTCTTTGGACGCGCGCGTGCGCCCGGCTCCCTGTTTCGGCAGCCCGGGCGGGGGAGCCTTCGGGCTCGCCGGTTCCTGTGTTCCGGTCTGTCAACCCCGCTTTGGGCTGCCACCCGCGTTTGACAGCGCGAGCGGTGGCCTTGGACCGCAACACAGGAGCCGAACATGGCTGGTACGACACAGGGCGCGCCCGCGCCCCTTTCCATTGCATCCTCGAACCCGACGCCCCAGCGCACGCCGCGCCGCGTCATCTCTTCCACCCGCACGCGCCGCAATCACGGAGTCTTCCTGATCGGTAGCGAGCTGGCCACCGTGTACAGCTCGCGCCGCGAAGTCGACGGTCTGGGCGTCACTATGAGCGTGGGCAATGGCTCGCTGATGATCACCACCAGCATGACATCGACGCAGGCCCGCGCCATGGCTCGCGCACTGGAAGCAGCGGCAGCGGCCGTCGACGCAACGCAAGTGGGGCGTGCATCATGAATGGCTCAGCATCTCGCTTCGCGCATTCGCTTCTGGGACGGCTTCGGCACCCGTCTCGGCGCCCGGAGCGTCTGACGGTGACGGAGCCTTGCGTGGTCGAACTGCCAGTGCGGCTCTGCGTGCCGGACGACCAATGGGGGGCTCTGCCCGAAGGCTTCTCGTTGCCGCGGTGGCCAGTCGGAGCCCAGGCGCCTCGCCGAGGGGATGTGGTCTACCTGACCAGCACGACGGCCTGGTCGGTGACGCTTGTCGTGCACGAGATGACGCCAATCGGCCCGTGCCTGGAGGTCTGGCTCGACTATGTGGGTGCCTCTCGTCAATCCGTCGACCGCACGACATCGAACGCGCTCCATTGAGCGCCAGGGCAACTGTGATCGTTCAGATCGAGCCAGAGAAATCGCCGCGGGGAATTCGCGAGGAAACCCCGCGGCGCGCGCGTGACCATGCGGACCATGAAACCGATCACGCGTCTACGCAGAGAACAAGCGAAGCGACGAGCTACCCGGGCCTCCCGGCTCCAGGCGGTCCGCCGCGAATCCGAAGCCATGTGGGCGCGGCTCAGCGCGACCGGCGTGCCAGCGCCGCCTTCGCGCTTTCCCCTCATGGTCGAGCTCTACGAGACCGGTCTGGTCGCCGTCCGCTATGCCTGGCTCGCCGGCAAGACGCGCACGTCTTTCACATTCGAGGACATCAGCTTTCCGGTCGCGACCACAAACCTCGGACGCTTCAAGGTGCTCGACCCCGAGACCCGGGCCGTCCTGATGCAGGGCAGCATCGGCGCGCTCTGGTGAGGGGTCTCGCCTCATGAGCGACAAGGCACGCGCCGCCGGCGGCGGCAAAGCCACGCGCATTACCGAGCAGCTCGTCCGCGACGCTCTTGCGTACATCCCGCCGAACATCGATCGAGACACCTGGGTGCGCGTCGGCATGGCCGTGAAGGCCGAGTTCGGTGCCGACGGCTTCGCAATCTGGGACGGTTGGAGCAAGGGCACCGACGGCTATAGCGCCAACGACGCACGCGACACCTGGCGCAGCATCAAGGCCGCCGGACGGGTCACGGTTGGCACCTTGTTCGGCCTGGCCAAGGAGCACGGCTTCCGGTTCGAGTCGAGCAGCTCCCCAGCCGTCGACGCCGCGGCGATCGCGGCCGAGTTGGCCAGGCGCGAACTTCAGCGCGCGAAGACACGCGAGCTCGAGGACGCGAAGTACCGCGAGCGCGCAGCCGAGGCGCAGCGCCAGGCGGCCAAGCTCTGGGACACCGCCGGTGAGCAACGCATCGCCGGCGGCTATGCCGAGCGCAAGGGCGTCGGCGACCACGGCGTGCGCTACCTGATCGATGGCACGCTCCTCGTGCCGCTGCGCGACGCGGCCGGCGCGCTTCACAACCTGCAACGGATCGCGCCGCGCAAGCCTGCTGACGGATCGAGTGACAAGCGCTTTCTGCCGGGCGGCCGAAAGACGAAGCTCTGGCACTGGTGCGGCGACCCTGCCAGCGCGCCGATGCTGCTTCTCGCCGAGGGCTACGCGACCGCCGCCAGCGTCTTCGAGGCTACCGGCCGCCCTTGTGCGGTCGCGTTCGACGCCGGCAACCTTGGGCATGTTGCCCGCGAGCTGCGCAGTCTGTATTCGAAGCGGCCGCTGCTGATTTGCGCGGACGATGACCAGGCCACGGAAGTGAAGACCGGCGAGAACACGGGACGCAAGAAAGCGGCCGCGGTCGCGCGGGCAGCCCGCGGGGATGACGCGCCGGCGGATGTTGTGCTACCGGCCGGGCACGAGCCGGGGACAAACGCCGACTTCAACGACATGACGCAACGTGCCGGCAGCGCCGCCGTCGCGGAGCTAATCGAACAGGCCTGCAAGGCCCTCCAGCGAGAACCGGCCCGCGAAGGGCCGAAATCGCGCGCAGGCGCGTCGATCGGCGAGGCGTTGGGGCAAGGCACGCCGCCGGCGCCTGCGGGTGGCCCTGGCCAGGCCGAGCCTGACCCTCATGGGTTCACGTCAACCGAGCGTGGCGTCTGGCACACGGCCCGCGATTCGGAAGGCAACCCGAAGCGCCCCCAATGGCTTTGCGGCCGTCTGGAGGTTGTGGCCCTGACGCGCGCCGACGACACGAACGGTTGGGGCAAGTTGCTCACCTTCGAAGACCCGGACGGCAACCCGAAGTCCTGGGCGATGCCGGCCGCCATGCTGGCCGGAGACGGTGCCGAGTGGCTCGGCAAGCTTCGTGACATGGGTCTGCGAGCTGCGACAGGCACATCGGTGCGCAACCTGATCGCGAAGTACATCGACACGCGGTCGCCGGGCGAACGTGTGACGTGTACGGACAAAGTCGGATGGCACCCAGGCCCGGTCTTCGTGCTGCCGAGCGGTTGTATCGGCGAGACGGAGGGCCGTCGCTACGTGTTCCAGAGCGAGACCGGCATGGAGGACACGTTGCGTCGACTCGGCACACTCGCCGAGTGGCAGAGCGACGTGTCAATGCGATGCGTCGGCAACTCCCGCCTCGCGTTCGCCGTCTGCTGCGCGCTCGCCGCGCCGCTGCTCGACCTGGCAGGCATCGAGAGTGGCATTGTCAGCCTGACCGGCGCCTCCAGTGGGGGCAAGACGACTTGCATGCGCGTGGCCGTCAGCGTCTACGGCCGCCCGAGCTACATGCAGCGCTGGCGCACGACGTCGAATGCGCTGGAAAGCATCGCCGTGCAGTATTCCGACCTGCTGCTCGCGCTCGATGAATTTGGCCAGCTCGAACGGCACGAGGCCGGCCAAGTGGCCTACCTGCTCGCCAACGGCATGGAAAAGGGCCGATCCACACGCTCCGGCCTGGCGCGCCGCAGGCGCACCTGGCGCACGCTCGTGATCTCGACCAGCGAGATCGGCCTGGCGGACCACATGGCTGAGGGAGGACTGCGCACCCGCGCCGGCCAGGAAGTCCGCTTTCTGGACGTCCCGGCCGACGCCGGCGCCGGTATGGGCACGCTTGAAGCGCTGCACGGCGTGGAGTCGCCGGCGGCATTCGCCGAGGCGATCGCAGCCAACGCGGCCAGGCGCTACGGCTCGGCCGGACGCGGATGGCTCGAATGGCTCTGCGCGAATCACGAAGCGGCAAAGGCCGATGTGCGTCGACTCGTCGACGAGTACCGTGCTGCACTCGTGCCCGAGGCCGCGGCGGCGCAGGTGGGGCGGGCAGGAACCCGATTCGCGCTGATTGCGGCAGCCGGCGAACTCGCCAGTCGGGCCAGCATCACGGGTTGGCCTTCGGGCGAGGCGCTGCGCGCCGTGCGGCAGTGCTTCAACGCCTGGTTGGGGGCACGCGGGCACACCGACGATGGCGAGGACGCCGCGATGCTGCGCCAAGTTCGCAATTTCCTCGAAGCGCACGGCGAGTCGCGATTCAGCCCCTATCAGCGCGCGGACCGCGACGACTCGCATGCTCCACGAACGATCAACCGCGCAGGGTTTCGGCGGCCCATCGACGAGCAGGGGAAGCCCATCACGAAGCGCGAGGTCGGCCCTATCGATGCTGACTCCGCCGGGCCGACCCGGGTGGAGTTCCTCGTGCTGCCTGGCGTCTTCCGCACCGAGATCTGCCAGGGGTTCGACCCGGATGCCGTCGCGCGCCTACTGCGTAACCGCGGGCACCTGGCATGTGAAGGTGCGGGCCTCCAGGACCGTCAGCGCCTGCCAGGCGTGACTGGCAGCGACAAAGTCCCCTGCTACCGCATCAAGCCGTCCATCTTCGACGACTCGTTGTAAGGAAGTTCGCCGGCCGCCGGCGAACAAAGGGCGCCCACCTCTCCCTGATTCTGTTACAAAAACGGCATCTCCACGAGTCTCGTTTCACGGCGAATTCCCGCTCTCCGGAGCATTTTTTGCTTGTCCCATTGGGACATTGGGACAGCTCTTGGGACGAGACCTCTAGCATCCATGCGGGCTAGCGGCCGAATCCCAACAATCCCAAGCGTCCCAAGCAAAAAATGCATGGAGGGCAAAGTAGGTGGGAGAGGCCCCGAAAAACATGGCTAGTCTGTAACGGACTTTCCACGTCTTGTGGGCCTCATCGGCGCCTCGTCGTCGCCTTTGCGAAGACGGTCGAGGTAGTTTGCCCAGTGCTGCATCATCTTGCGCCGCTGGTCGAGGAAGGCGGTCCGGTTATAGGCCCGGCCGAGCGAATCTCGAACGCTATGCGCCAGCTGCGCCTCGATCGTCGCCTCGTCCGTGCCCAGACGTTCGGCGAGCATCGTGCGCGCCATCGCCCGGAAGCCATGGACCGTCATCTCTTCTTTCGTGAACCCCATGCGACGGAGCGCGGCGAGCACCGCCATGTTGGACATTGGCCGCTCGTGCGTGCGCAGACCAGGAAACACGTAGCGCCCGCGTCCAGTCAGCGGCTGCAGCTCGCGCAGGACCGCGAGCGCCTGGCGGCTGAGAGGCACCAAGTGCGCAGGGCCACTGAGCTTGGCCTGCTTGCTGCGCTTCATCCGCTCGCTGGGGATCGTCCAGGTGGCCGCGTCCATGTCGATCTCGGCCCACTCGGCAGACCGTAGCTCGCCCGGCCGCTGGAAGAGCAGCGGCGACAGCGCCAACGCCGCCCGAGTCACGAAGTGCCCCGTATAGGCGTCGATCGCTCGCAGCAGCTCGCCTGTCCGCTTGGGGTCGGTGATGGCGGCGCGGTGCTTCTTGTGAACAGGGGTTAGCGCCTCCCGTAGGTCCGCGGTCGGGTCGGTATCCCTCCGGCCCGTGGCGATCGCATAGCGGAAGACCTGGCCGCAGGCCTGCTTGATGCGGTGGGCCGTTTCGATCGCACCTCTCGCCTCGATCCGACGAAAGCACTCGAGCAGTTCGGGCGGCCGGATGTCGTTGATCTGGCGACGACCGAGCCAAGGAAACATGTCGGTCTCAAGGCGAATCGTGGTGCGCTCTGCGTGCCCCTCGCTCACCTTGGCCACGTGGACGGTGGAGAGCCATTCGCGGGCCACGGCCTCGAAAGAGCCTTCCGGCGGTAGCCCAGCGTCGTCGAGGTCCTTCGCCTCCCGCAGACGCAGGGCGGCCGCCTTGGCATCTTTGCGCGCCGCACTGGGATCCGCGCCCAGCGACAGTAGGCGCCGTGCCTCGTCGCGGCAATCTCGCGCATCGCGCAGGCTGACCTCGGGGTAGCGGCCGAAGGTCAGGCGATTCTCGCGACTCGCGAACCGGTACTTGAGCCGCCAGAACTTGCCCCCGTCCGGCTTGATTTCCAGGTAGAGGCCGCCGCCATCAAACAGCCTCATCACCTTCTCGGCCGGCAGCGCCTGCCTGATTTGCACGTCCTTCAGCTTGTCCGTCGCCATGCGAGAGCCTCCGAAAAACCATCGAGCCGACAAGCACTTGCGAAGCTCTGGGGGCACGCGCCGAAAGCGCTCGCAGGGCACATTG